AGTACCTTTCGCACCGGAAGCCAAACGTTCTGCGCCTGCACTAGGAAGTTGTCCCCACTCTCGTCGCGCTCGGCACGGAAAAGCACGTCTATGTCGCCGGGGTTCTCTTTGCCAGTAGTTGCAGATCCTACCACGCATACGAAATTAGGCACAACAACTACTTCATCTGGAAGCTTCGCCAGCTTTGCTTCTAGGCTTTGGGATTTCTTTACATCACGCAGTTTTTTAGCTTCTTGCACCAGCTCGCTATCTTTATCATAGCTAAAGCCACGCCGTTCAAATTCATCAAGCACCCAAATAGCAGCGTTTACTATATCTTCCACCGATTCCTTACGTTTCTTCGCTGCGCTGTACCATTGGTGCAGCCTCAACCATGCCATACGTACCTCATCATCAGATGCATCCTTCAGCTTATCGGGTCGCATCTCGGCTAGAGCCATCTTCTCCAGGAAGGACGGCTCCTCCGGCTCACGCCAGCGGGCTTTGCCGCCAGCAATGGGCATAGATACTTTATGCAATTCTCGCATCAGCCAATCAGGAAGATATTGTTTTGCTTTTTCGAGTAGTGTTTCGAGATACTCTTTGCTTGGCACTAATCAACACCTTCTTGCTCTAAAACAATCTAAATCGGTGCACTTTGCCGTTAAACGCAGTTCGTGGCACTAAGATGTTAAAGGTAGTCTTTTGTTCATCAGTAGGAATAACAACTATTTGTGGCTTGGTTCTTGAAACATATTTGCCTATTGTCTTTCTGATGTCTTTAAATGTAAAGCGGTAAACTGCGTGTTCATGCGGCGAATAATAAAGAAGGTACTTTGCTGGAGAACGAAAAGCCCAGCCTAAATAAAAGACCTTGTCAGCCTCCACAAAGTGGTTAATTCTAAAAACCTCAAAAAGAAAATTATTAGTTCTGCCAAGGTTGAAATCGGTTTTGATTTCAGCTAAAAGCAAGGCTCCATCAAGCGTCTCGATACCACAGTCAACATCTAGGCGTTGCGATAATCTAAATTCTCTCATGTCTATGATTTCCTTAGTAAAAGGACTTTTCCTTAACCATTCCAATACTACATCCTCGCCGACGCGTCCCTTTGCATTAATTCACCTGAATAAGATTTAACCTGTCGCCTGGAATATTCCATAATCAATCCCCCAACCGACCCAGCCTTCTCTTTTACTCCGGGCGAATAGTTCAATATAAGGGCCATCGTACATTGCTTCTATGATGCTGTAAACTTCATCAGGCTTCCGCGAATGTTCGCGGCGAGGAGCATTTATAACTGAAGAATGAATACCTTCTTGCTTTGGCAGTAAGGAGCCCCTCACGGCAACAAAAAGTAACTCATGTTGACCGTAACAATAAAATCCTCCAGTGTGTTGATTTTTTACCCAGACAAAATTGGTCTTATACTTAAATCCCCATGCCTCACAGACCTTTAATGCATCTTCAAGAAGAGGATTAGTGACCCATAAAAAAAGGACTGCGTTTTCATCCGCTAGGTCCTTAATAGGAAGTTTACATATCTCCTCGGTTGACATCGTCGGGTATTGGCTTTCCGCCGAGGTTGTGAAACCCGAGTTGCTATATTGCCAGGGCGGATCGGCATAGATTACCCTATATTTATCCTTCGGCAATTCAACCTCCTTGGAAATCCGCTCCTTTGTCGCTTCTCGCTTAGCTTCTATTAGCTTTTTCTCCCCCAGCAAAACGGCCTCTTTATACTTCTCCGGCAGCTCCTGAGCTTTCTTTGCTGTTTCTTCTGAAACGAATATGGTCTTATTCTTCTTTTTCTTCTTAGGTTTCTCAGATGGGTACTGCTTGCCGTCTTTGCCGGTAACAATCTTAGGTAAGCTGTCTGAGTTTTCAGGTTTTGCATTTGCAAAACCTGAGTTTTTCAACCAACGCCATATTGTTGCTTGGTCTACTCCCAGCACACCTGCTATTCTTGGATTACTCCACCCTTGCTCTTTCAGTTCCTTGGCCTTTTCCTGCTTCCACTCCTTCGGCAAATGTCGCCGGTGGACGTTCAGTTTCAATACATGTTCGGCTTTTTCGTCTTCATTCAAGCCAACACGGATAAGTCTGGGCCACTCCTTAATTCCAAGTTCTTTGCATGCTCTTACTCTATGGTGGCCATCCAAAATATTGCCGTCTTCGTCATATTCAACGGGCACCAAAACGCCCCGCTCTGCTATGTCTGCCTTCAGTGCTTCATATTCTTCTTGCATAAGTGGAGGTAATAATTGATATTTTTGCACTTCTTCACTCTCTCCTTTACCGTTTTTTCTCTCCCTTTTGGCCAATAAAAACCGCCCTGGCAAGGAGGCGGAGAGTACTCCTCCCTTTTCGCCCGTACGCAGCTAGCCAGAGCGGTACATATCCAGTTGTCTAAATGTCTATGGCTACTTTAAACTAATAACTCTTAACTTCCACCAATCCTGCACAGCAGCGACAAGCCACGTGGATGGGCGGATACATCTTTGGCCCGAAAGGTGTGTTAAATGGTGCATCAATTGGCTTCCGCTGCCCATCGATTTCCAGGCACTGGGAACATCTTCTGTCGTCCGGGGTTGTGATATATTCCTTCATAAAATTAGCTGGTAGCAAACCCTTATCTTTCGCATCTAACCAGGCCAAGTGCTGACCAGCATTGCTAGCCATCATAGTTTCAGTACGTGCAATCCGTTCAGCCCTATCCCGCAATAACCTCTTTGCATAAGCCTCTGCCCGCCTATCGGCCTCGGCTCTGCTAATCCCATCCTCAATCAACCTCCGCCTAAAGTTCTCTACTGCCCTGCTTTGCCGCTCAGTCAACCCTATGTGTTGTATTATTTTCTTCGCTTGCTCGTACGGGTGACCGCCCTCCTCAAAAGCCTGGCGGACAATGCTTCGGATAGCCTTCTTACTCTCTTCTGTAACCTGCGTTATCAGTTCGCCCGTATGCTGATTAATAAATTCGACCGCCCGGGGGTTGAGCAGGTCGAAGCGCAGTTCTACTTTCAGTTTTTCGCCCAGCCTCCGGGCGGTTGCTTTTCCCACTTCATCTACTATATTCTGGAATATTTCTTTCATTACACCTAGCCCCGCGCCAAACGCCGCCCAGTCGATCATATTTTCGACTGCAGCCAAATCTCCGTTTTCCAAAGCCTCGGCCATTCTGGAAACAACAACCTTGTCCTGGGTCGCTGCTACTGCCATCAAAAAAGCCTTCTTTGTTTTGTCCAGCTTGCTGTCGGCCACCCTGTGCAGCAGCTTCCATTCCGGGTCTTTTGGGTTTACAGCTTTTAGGATGCGTTGCTTTGGCAGCCTTGAAATGAACATTATTCTTCCTCCACTCCCCCGCTTGGCAGGTTTGCAACTTCGAGTAGATATTTCTCAAGCTCCTTATTCGGGAACAAAGGCATGCCTGCCCCGCTGAGCCGTTGTATAAATTCCCCAAGTTCGCTTAATTCTACGCTCTCAATGTCCCCGTGGCGAAGTTCCGGATAGCTCTCAACCTTAAAATCGTTCAACTTGAACAACCTCGGTACCGCATGGGTATTAAACACATCTTCAATCTCATCCAGGAAAGCGCCGATGGCCACGGCAAACAGGTTAGTCTTTGAGGAGGCTAGTGCATAGCTCCCCACCTTCTGCGTCCCTAGCATAATGAAATCAGCAAGCACAGTCTGAGCAATCTGCGTATTGTACCGCTGGATAATGGCGCTAGTGTCGAATTGCCGCCTGCCTCCCGTCGAAAGCAACTGAATGTCATACAGTCTATTCCCTTTCTCGTCGTAAGCCAGCGGCATGAGTACGCCTTCCTGCTGGTCGCGACGTATTTTAGTTACTAGTTCTTTAAACTTCTGTCGCGCCGTTCTTTCCTCATCCGTCTGGGGATTGGCTACATTAGGTGGCACCCACACGATGGGGAGCCCCGCTAGATCACGCTCGATTCCAATGCCCTCAAGAGTCTCGATATTCTTTTTAAAATAGTAGCTTTTATACGCATTTCTAAGAATCGACCTTCCTTCCGGCGATCCTTTGGTTGTTTCCGTCCTAAAAAGCAGCGATTTTTCTATCGGGATTTCCCTGAGCTTATAATCAGGCGGTGCGCTTTGCCGCATAGCTTGTATGCCGCCTTCATCGTCGAATACCCACTCAACAAGCGTTTCCTGCGCCCGAATAGGTAGCTTACGCCAGCCGATTCTACCATCATTGAACCTACTGCGCTTGGTAGGGTCACGGCTGTCTCCCATGCGGCGTTTCAGAACTATCTCATGGTAGCTCCACCCAAACACCAGCATAGACAGAATTTCGCTAATAGTGTCCTGCCAGGACATAGACATATCGTAAAGACAGGATTCAAGAAACGCCGCCGCCTCTCTGTCGGCATTGCTTGCGCCCGCCGCCTCTACTCGCCAGGTAACTTGCCTGCAGAGCATTTTTATTGCGAAGAGAATAGCACCGATGATCGGGTCGTTATCACGCATTTCTTTGTAGATCCGAATAGCTTTGATGCCCTGAAGCTCTGGTAGCCATTCTTCTTGGATGTAGCCACCCCAGCGTGATAGGCCAGTGCTGCCTAGTTCAAGAAAAACATTCGTCTCAGTCAAACTTATCACCTCCAGCGGCTTGCGCCGTCAATGCCAACAGGAGCAAGAACAGGTTTTATACGATTAAAGTAGCTAAAAAGTGCATATCTATTCCTGTCCATACAATGGTCGTTCTGCTTTAATGGCTTATCTTCACCTCTTAGCTGCGCTTTCGGATCCCATACATAGGAGTTAAATTCCTGAATCGTATGCTTACAGCTTGGATCGATAAAAAACCGCTCCTGGGTCAGCATAGACGCCACGAAGCGGATTCCGTCCATAACATCATTGTCTGCATCCTTCACACAATAACTACGCTTCCGGAGTTCAGCTATAAAACTGGCAGCCGAGGGGTCAACGTATATCGCCTCCGTTTTAATATCACCAAGCCACTCCTCAAAGTCATCGGCATATTCCGCATCTGTCTTTTGTCTCCCGGCCTCTTTGGAGTCATACCAGTACTCCCTTGTCAGGTAGACCACAGGTTTCGAGTCGTCATTCCAGCCGTAAAGCCCGAATGTGCACGGGTTGCTGGTGCCATAGTCGATCCCCACTATAAATCGCTTCAAGTTGGCAGGTGCAGGTTTGACGTGTTTGGATTCGTCCCACATGTCATAGACCGCACCCTCAGCCTGCACCCAGAGGCCCAGGATGAAGCGCTTATACCACAAACCTACATACTCTTTTTTGAGTTCTTCAACAAAAGCCGGATCGAGACTCAGGTTGTCGTCAAGCTGGAAATGCCAACGTTTTAAGTTTATTTGGCCGGACCGCTCAAGGTAATTCTTGTTCAACCAGTGGTAAGGCGAATCAGGGTTCGTGGTGCCGATGAGCCGTGCCCCTGGCACAGAAAGCCTAGACAACAACATGGTGAAAAAACTCTCTGGCCACAACGTTATCTCATCACTGTAGGCTCCGACCAGCGTCATGCCCCGGATTTTTCCTTCAGCCCGCTCATCGTTCGCCCCAGCCAGGTAAATCCTTCTACCAAACAGCATTGCTTCTCCAGCACCACGATTGAGCTTGAAGTATTTGCTCCCCACCATCTGCTCAAGCGGGTCAAGCACGTTGCGCTTCAGTGTCCGCTCTGTCTTGCCCACCATAAGCAGTTCACCAGGCGGGGCTTCTGCCACAAACATTATCCACGCCACCAAGCTGGCGATTGTTTTCCCAGAGCGAACCGAGCCATCCAAGATATTCAGCCGAGCCGTAGCGTTGGCAATAACGTCAAGCTGCTTCCAACTGAATCTACCCCAGGCGAAACTCATTCGCCATCACCTAGGGCTTTGAGGCTTTCCCTGATGGCATCAGCAAGCTCCTTCAGACTGCCGTCATCTTTCTCGGATTTCTCGTCAAGCCCAAGCGATAACCGCTGCCCCTTCTGGGCTTTCTCGATAATGTTTGCCACCTTCTCCAGCGCGTAGACGTTAAGCCGTCCAGTTTTCTCACTAACAAATTGGAGGCGGTAATCTTCCACCGCCTCCAGGATTATCGCCAGTAGCTTGCCCCATATCTCAAGGTGCCGGGTGTTCCAGTCAATCTCGTGTTGAGCTTGTTTCTCTAAAACCACTTCAACGATTTTGCTTTCTTTCTGCTTTTTCTTTGCTTCCTTTTCGCCAGCCCATCCCTTAGTACGCTTAGCAAAGTAGGCATTATATTTCAAGCCCTTTTGCCGGGCGAATTCTCTCACCGACTTGTAATTCCCAAGTAAAAACTCACGTTTTAACGCCTCCCAATCGTACCGGGCCATCACCTCCCACCTCGCTTAATACTACCGCTGTTTTAAAGCCGCAAAATCTTCACAACTCACCATCCATCTGCCCCAGCGGATGGGTACACATTTCTCCTTATACTGCCATATATTCCAATCCTTGTTCGCCTGTAAGTAGGCCGCTCTAACTGCCTCTTCCGGCGGAAGTGTATAAAAAAGCACTTCTCCCGTTGCAAGGTTTAAAACTTCTGTCATCATAGCTCCCTGTAAAATAATTAAACCGCCCTCCTGGACGGCTCCTCATTTTCTTGAATTAGTAAAAACCAAGTTTTGGACAAAATACTGCTCAAGTAAATTCATCTGTAGTTCTCCTGTGCGAAAACGAAAGCCGTCCCACGCATCATCGTCTGTGTCATAGAGTCACAGCACTACGCGTGGTGACGGCCAACGGGCTGTGCCCGTTAATTCTCAAATTAAAAGCCCTCCTTTCGGACGGCTCCTTTTAGTTTATATTATACTTTTTCTCTGCCCACTTCGTTGTTGCAGAAAACTTGCAAATCTATTTCCGTCTTCCCCATCTACGACACTCTTTAAAAAACTGTTGTTCCCTTTTTCTTAACTCGGCATCATTTTCTTCTATCTCCCGTAATATTCCCTTCAAGAAAGAAACAACCCATCTTATGAATTTCACTTAATACCATCCCAACCTTCCAAAACTTGCAGGATTTTTAGAGATAATACACTTTACCACAATTAAGGCACTTACCTATTGCACCTATTGTTTTCCCTTTCTTGGCAATACGCTTTAGCTTTACATGTGTCTGGATTATGCGATCACCTTCTACTCTGCAAAGGCATAAAATATCTTTTTCCTTCACTGGAATAGCTTTTTCTATTTCCTCCCCGTTCAAGCCCAATAGTTTTCCCATTATTTCTAATTTGTTAGATACCATAATCACCAACTCCTTTAATTTTAGCTTACCACCATCCAAGCTTCTCCGCAACTCCATATACAAACCCCGTCTTGTACCTGTGGAACGTGCTCTCATCCACGTTCAGCACTTCCGCCATCTCGCTCACACTCATCTCAAACCTATTCCTACCTTCCATCTGCGCCCGAATATTATCCGGCGGTTGCCACCCCTCCAGGGCCAGGCCGTACTTCACCCATATCACCCGCCGGGCTTCTTCTTTAGTTCTAGCATATGTGTCGGCAATGGCCTTTGTAATCCGCCCCATTTCTCTCAGCAATATACTATCAGCCAGCTTCGTTGCCCGACGCTCGACAATACTTGTTCCAGCGTACTTTCCACCGGCGGTAACGCCATAACTTTCTTCCTTTTTGCCAGCAAAAATAATGTTCGCGCGAAACTCTTCAATCGCTTTCAAGGTATCATAATATGAATATATTTCTGCTTCTATATGGCGGTACGTTGCACGTTTTATTTTCAACTTGCCACCCCCCGCCAGTCATGGTAAAATATAGTTGGCAACGCTTACCACGACCCCGGGAAGCGGGGCTGTTTTTTCTTACACGTAATGTCTCACTTCTGGAAATTCCGCTGCAAACCTGTTGAACAAATCCGGGTAGTAGTACTTCAGCCACATCCAACGGCCAAACTGCCGGTTGCTCTCCCCTGCCCAGTAGCTGACCCTTATTTCCTCTCTCGGGACAAATGCTGTTTTATCGTAAGCAGTGTTATACGGAATATTAAACGTATCAATATACGCCCATATCTCTTCTTTACGCCACCATAACATGGGCCATCCCTGCCAGGATCTGTACCCTTTAGCATAAAACAACTCTCCATAGTTTCTTCCTCCCATACGCCGCCCTCTGCTCTCTTCAGCTCTGACACCCACCAGCGCACCATCATAACCCTCGCTAACTAACTGCTTAATCGGCTCGTAAACCGTAGCTTTCATAGTCTGGTACTCTATATTAGGCGCATCGATACCGTATTGCTTAAACACTTCAAGTATCGGTTTCGTTTTTAACCTACGGAAATTTATATTCCACTCTTTGACTATTTTCCTTATAAACTGTTCCGTATCCGGCAAGCTGGCTTCTGCATCTAAATATACTGCTTCAATATCAGGTTTTTCTTTCAAAGCAAAATAAAGCATAAGCGTTGAATCC